ATTGCTGGAATTTCTACAACGCTTTGGAATTCTTCTTCAAGTCCTAAAACTCTTAATAATTGAGCGTATGCATCTTTATGTCTTACTTCTGATTCTGCAAATGTCATACCAACATCTCCAATTTCAGTAATTGGCATTCTCTTATAAAGATCTGCCCAAAATGTTTTAACGTTAACTTCAATTTGCGCAATAGCTAACATAGAACGTTTGATAACTTCTCTTTCGTTTTCGTCAATTTTAGTTTTAAAATCATCAATATCAGTTGTGAAGTTAAATTCAGTATGGATCCAATATGAGTGTCTAATTGCATCCTTATACGCTAGTAATGAAGGGTATTCGTATGGTAAAATATTTACTCTTTTTTGAAAAATATTGCTCATGTTCTGTAATTTTTTTTTAGTGTTAGTTATATATTATTGTTAAAAATTATATGAGCTTATTGACCTGCTTTTTCAAGTGCTTTTATTTTCTTTTTTAACTCTTCTGCTTTGTGGAAATACTCATAAGACATACCCTTGTATTCCTTTCTTTGCGAATAAAGATCTGATAATATTTTTTTAAGAATAGAATCTTCGTTCTTGTACACTACACCGTTTTCACAAACAATAACATTTTTATCTTTGCGTCGTTCTTCTATTTTAGAAGATGGTACTTTTTCAATGAATGCATCTGGTGAAACATTAAACTGTCTCATGATCGATGGATATAGTGAAGCGTAGTCAAATGCACTTACTCCTTCATAGAAACCAACAATAGGTTCTTTAACGAAAGCTCCAGCAAATTGACCTTCTTTTTTATTATCTTCTCTGGCTTCAGTTCCGATACGTTTACCTTCAGAAGCAATCTTTCTGGCAATTAATGCTTCGGTTACAGCTACTGGTGAAGCTGCTTTATATAAAGGCATTTTTGTAATAGACGCCAAAGTAATAAGTACATCCATTGATTTTAGTTTTTTATCAATATAATAAACTAAGATGGAGTCAATTACGTTATAATAGATGTATTTGGTAAAGTTGTCTCTGTATAAATCTTGTAAAGATCCTGTGAATTTAATCTTATTTGTACCTAATACTTGACTAGAAACATAATCCAAAGAGTTTGATTCTTTAACCTTAACCGATCTATCATACTTGTCATATAATTGCATGTAATCCAGAATTCCCATGTGTAATGGTCTACTGTCTTCTGGATCTAATGAGCCTGTTCTGGACGAACCAACTATATCGATCTGTAAATGCTTACATCGATTTACAATGTACTGCCAGTCATAGTTGATGAAGTTCCAGCCTGTCATCATAGGAAACTTAGGCATGAATTTATAAACAAAAGTATAAACCATGTCATACTCTGTTTTAAATTTAATATATTGAAAGGTCCACTCATCACCGAATTTTTTCATGTATTCGTTAGTGTCATCTTCAATCTTTTTAATTTTGTCTGACTCTAAGTCTTCTAAACCTAATACAATTACCTTTTTGTCAGGCGTAACAATTGAAAATGCTAGAATTCTTGATTTAGCTTCTTCAGCTTTTGGGAAACCATCGACGATTTCAGTTTCAATATCGACAAAATATGTTCTAGGTGAATTGTATTCATAAATGATTTCTTTATCCTTTTCAGGTAAACCATCCATGAAATACACTAATGAAAATTTATTAAATTGTCTAGCTTGTGAAAGCTTCACTGAACGTCCATCCCAGTTTTTAAAATCTCTACTGGCACCAGCCTCTTTAGGATCGCAAACATACCAATTTTTAAATTGAGTAATTGGATAACGTTTAAAATCTACAGATCCTTCTTTATTGAAATATGATACAATAATTTCTTTCTCTCTTTGTTCAATGTCTAATAGCATATTAATATCCGCGTTGTTGGCGTGCTTTGTTTTCAGCTGCCTTTGTGAAGTAATAGTTATATGCTGTTTTTGCATCTAAGCCAATAGAAGCTGCGTAATTGATAAAGAAATGCAGAATGTCAATCCATTCCATGTACAATTCTTTTTTATCGCCTTCAGAAAGATCTGAAACTTTTAAAGTGTCATATTTGGTAAAGTCTTTTTTCCAGTATTTCCAAACTGCGTTACCGCTGCCATCTTTAATACCACCTAAAGCATCTGTCATTTCGTGAATTTCATCAATTACAGCATGCGTATTTACATGCCAAAAATTCATTACTTCGCGAATTGTCATGTCTTCGAATTTGATACCGTAAGTATTTTCTTGCATCTCTTTTTGATGCTCCATTATATCTGCTAAATGGGTTGTAGATTCATCATAAAAGTCATTAACTTCTAAATCTTTGCATTCGTTGTCTATATTTGCCATATTCTTATTTTTCAGGTTATATCTAAAAAGGCTTAATTGTTTCTATGAATTATTTAAAAAATAAATTAGTTTTTAAATCTGACAATGCAGATGCTATAACTTGATGCATATCATAATACTTGTATTCTGCTAATCTACCACCAAAAAATACAGAATCCGTGTTAATTGCAGCTTGTTTGTATTTTTTATAGATATACATGTTGTGTTCATCGTTGACGGGATAATATGGCTCTACGCCTCTTTTATAATCCACCGGATATTCCCAAGACACTAATGTATTTTTTTGATTTTTAAAATTAAAGTGTTTGTGTTCTATGCTTCTAGTGAATTGAATATCTGCTTCTGTGTAATTAACTACTGCATTGCCCTGAAAATCTGTATTTTCAAAAAAGCGTGTTTGAAATTCAACTGTTTTATATTCTAAGTCGCCGTATTTGTAATCAAAATATGCATCGATGGGACCTGTGTAAATTATTTTATTAGCTTTAGAATTCCAATAATCTTTATCTTTTAAATAATCTACTTCTAATTCTATTGAAATTCCGTCTAACATTTTTTCAAACAGACTTGTATAGCCATCGACTGGAATCCCTTGATATTTGTCATTGAAATAATTATTATCCCACGTAAAACGAACTGGCAATCTTTTGATTATCGAAGCTGGTAAAAGCTTAGCTGATTTCTTCCATTGTTTTTCAGTGTAACCTTTGATTAATTTTTCATAAATATCTGTTCCAACTAAAGCTAATGCTTGCTCTTCTAAATTTGTGATTTCTCCAGTGTATCTTTGTGATTCTATAATTTCTTTAGCTTCTTGTGGTTTTGTAACACCCCATAATTTATTGAAGGTCCACATTGAAAATGGTAAAGAATACATTTCACCACCGTATTTAGCAAGTGGTGAATTTCTAAAGTTATTAAACTCACCGAATTGTTGAATCCATTGCCAAATTGTTTTATCATTGGTATGAAATATATGAGCACCGTATACATGAACGTCAATATCTTCTTCTCTTCTGGTATACGCATTTCCACCTATGTGATTTCTTTTTTCAATCACAAGTACTTTCTTGCCTAAACGGCTCAGTTCGTATGCACAAACTGAGCCGTAAAATCCTGAGCCAACTATTAAATAATCGTAATCTTTGTTATGCATTTTCTAATTTAGCTTCTAAATTTTTAAAATGATTTAGATTATCTATAAGTCTTGGTTTTGCGTGTTCAAATTCTGGATCATTGATGATTTCGTTTATTAATTTAACGCCTTCGTCAACTCTATTAGTCCAAAAACAAGCAACTGATAATTCATCATTGATATATTTACCATAACACGTTGCGTTTACAAATAGTAGATATTTGCTTTGCGCATATTTTAAAGAAATTTTCTTAGCTCTACTTAGATAATCATAAGCTAAAGTATGATTTCCAATTTTATTCAGATAAAGACCTAAATAATAATAAGGTTCGGCTCTATCTGGTGAAAGCGTTATAGCCGTATTCATTTCATCTACAATTAAATTAGGATCTGAATCTGGCAAAGCCATCAAACATCTAGAAATTCTCATTTGTGCTTCAAATCTTTCTTCACTCCAAGTATCTTTTAATCTTGTATAAAGTCTATTCCATTGTAAACCTTCTAACATCATATTAGAATCCATATAACTTTGTGCACAATAGAAAGCTGATCTATGATTTAATCCATCTGGGTCAAAGGCTAATGTATCAAAGAATTGTTTCTTTAATCTTTCAGCATCGTAAAAATACTTCTTAGGATCAAATGCTCTTGAACCAACAGGATCACAAATAACCCAACCTCTGGTTGATAAATCTCCAGTGGAATAATTAGGTCTGTCAATACACTTAATAATCGTATGAGCAGTTCCACAGAATTTCCAACGCAATCTATTATTATAAACAACAGTAGCTTTATATGTTGCACTACCACGTTTCATTGTCATATAATAACAATCTTCGCCAGCATCTTCATTAGTAAAACTAAAATCACCTGCTAAAATATCATCAGCGTCTAAATGTAATACGTAATCTGTTTTATCTTTAACGTATTCCATCATTAAATTCTTGTTCTTGTCAAATCCAAACCATTCATCATTATGAATTTCTCCTGGAATACCAGTACGATCCATAAATTCTCGAACGATTTCTAAAGTTCTATCAGTAGAACCATTATCGGCAACTACAAGATAATCAATATAAGGCGCAACTGCGTCAAGTACTTGTCCGATGACATGTTCTTCATTTTTACACATAGTTGCAAATGCAAGTGTTGGTCTGTTCATAATTTTATTATTTTACGTCTATGATTTCGCCCCATTCTCTTTGGGCATTGATTGATTGTTTAGTGTCTTCATTTTCTGGCTTAGGATTTCCACCGACATTCCAAAACCAAGAACCTGGACTTCCATTCTTAAGCATTAATTCCCAAGCTTTTGCATCATAATTTAATGCACTTGGAAATGGTGGTTCAAATTCAGTTGCAACATTTTGACTAAATTCTTTTGGATGTGACCATATTGTTGCTCGACCTCTTTCGCCCGCTTTAATATTTCTAGCTACTGCAACACCATTAAACTCTGCGTTTGGCCATGCGATTTGTAAAGCTCTTCCTAAAACTCCAGTTGAAATAGCGTGCCAAACTTCTTTAGGTTCTCCGTGAGTTTGAGCTAAGTCATAAGCTACTTTAACTGCAGCTGCTGTAACTAATTCGTGTCTTAAACCAAGCGGTATAAAAAAGCCATTGTTTTCTTTGGCCCAATCAGCTGCAATTTTATTAAGATTTGGCATAGCAGCGATTCTACGAAATTTCATATCTGCACCTCTTTCAATACAAATTGCTTGGTGATCTGAAATTTCTTTTTGACTTGGACTAAAAAGAACTAATTTTTTGTTGTATTTCTCAGCTAAATATGCCAATGAAATTCCAGCAAAACCATATCTTGGTTGTACATAAACTAAAGTATCTGATTGACATGTTGAAACTAAAATATCACCGAAGCGACACTTAGAACCAAAGCCCATTAAATCTTCTCTAACTACATTAAAGCCATCGTGTTCTTTTACTATAGGAGCTGGAAATGGATCTTGCCAATCTCCTGCTAATTCTAGCCAAGCATCTCTGTTTGGGTAAGCTAAATTTAAGTCTTGATTAAAATTGCTTGTTGTATGATTATTATGTGACATTTAATCTTTTTTAAGTTTACAATTATCGAAATGCCATCTTTTGACATTTGCAGGTTTACCTATAAATTCACAATGAGGACATTGTATATTTTTTCTTTTTTTAAAGCTTTCTTTCATATTCGCAATATGCGCTTCACTCTTTGGTCCTTTTTTATTAGATGAATCTTTATTAGGCTTTCTAAGTTTATTCAAATGTTCTTGCGTAAAAATTCTATCTTTCAGTGCTTCAGATTGTTTTCTTTTGGTTTCATCACTATGTTTTTTACCTTTCATTCCACTTGAACCGCCCAAATGATGTTGTCTAATTTTTTCTCTAACTTCATTTGTAAATATTATTTCTGAGCCTCTTGCATTATTATAGAATTCATCTGATTTTAAATCTATTTCTTTTAATATTCTTTGTTCTATAACTAAACAAGCTTCTGTAGTTCCTTCAGCTAATATTCTTCTTTGCCATTTCATATTTGGATTTTTAAAATCTTCCCAAAATATAGAACTAGAAGATGAACAAATATATCCATCGTCTTTTGAACCTTTATGATAACCAATATATTTTTTATTATTAGTTAAATTTATCCACTCGTATACAAATGCTTCCATTGTAATTATTAAACTTGTTTATTCTATATATCTATAATTTATGTAGAAAAAACATGTTTTATTAAATGATTATATCTGGATAACTGGGTCTCCAAAGATGTTGTGTTGTTGTTGCATTAAGAATAACATTTCCATCCGGGTGTTTAGCTAGATTAAAATCAGCGGGAAATATCCACGTATAAGGTATTCTCTTTGTTGGTGATTTAACGCCATGTGAAATTGCAATATGTTTATACATGAAGCATGCTTTATCTTCTATATTTAACCATTTTTGACTAGTCATTGGATTCTTAGGATGATTAACTAAAGTTTCCATTTGTTCTAGCCACAGCTCAGCATATTTATTCTCGGCAATAAACTCACCATTTTTACCAATTGTGTATTTGACTTTACCATTAACATTGGGTCCACTAAAAATCTGTTGCATACCATCAAAGTGTCCAGTTCCACCATATAAAGGTGTTTCTGGGTCTATTAGGTGCGGATAAGCCATGGCTAAATATCTAGCTGCATTTTTACATGGATATAAAGGACTTCTAAAATTTTGGTCTTCTTTAAAATACTTTTCCATGATTTTAGCAAATTCCATCATTGTATATGGTCTGTCTAAATTCTCTAGAACATGTGACATTTTTTCTGCTGCTCTTTTTGGACCCCATAGAAGCCACTCTTTAACGTCAGTGCCCTTTGGATAGTATATCTGAAACAAATCATTACGTGCGTGTCTATTGTCTTTAAAATGCTTTTTGAGAGCTTCTTCACCTTCATTAATCAACATAGTTAAAGTTCCCCAGTGTTCGTTAGTAAATGAAAATACTAAAGTATACCAAAGTCTTTTCATTGGATCTGTAACATCTTTCATTAAATCACAAAATGGGTGTTCATGCCAGTGTAATCTGTGTGAAAATATCTGATAGTCTTCCGCTAATAATTTGTCTTGTCTTTTGTCAAAGGCTTCACAAAACTCAAAGAATTTATCAAAACGTTCTTCTTGAGTCCAATCTTTCATCCAAGATTCGATAGGCTTGCCATTTTTCATTTTAACATCAGCCGTATTTGGATATTCAATATTTGTATAATGAACGCCTTCATCTTCAAACAATGATTCTGCTTGTTGATATTTCTTTTTAGACTTCGGCAATTCACATGCATCTGGTCTTATAAAATCTTCTGCTAATAGAGTATTCATTATTTGTATATGTTTTTAACCATTTCTTTATATTGATCCACTGTTAAACCAGCTTCTACTAAAATTTTATCATCTGATGGGTGACTAGTCATTCCATTAAAGGTTTTAACTATACCTAAATCTAACATGGCTTTTTGTCTACCAAATGGATGATCTTTAATTGTACTACTGTTCCAAACAGCGTCCATGTCTACATGGTTGTAATCTTTTCCTGGCCTTAAGTAGTTTTCGATCCATCTAATATAATCACAGGCCACATCTTCTGCGTTATATGGTAGCGATCCAGTATCTGCGTAGATCTTAGTCATAACTGCATCTAAGAATTCTTCTCCTTTTTTATTGCCTTTGCCACCTTCAGGATCTGCTAAATAGCCGATACATTCTACTGCGTTAGTTCCATAGTAAAACATAGATTCTCTAACAACATATTCTGGGTACCAGTCAGCGATGTCTGCAATAACCGCAGCGTATTGAAAGCGGTATGCTCTTAACCCATTGTCATAGTTCCATTTGAAAAGCCATTCGCCTAATTCTCTAAGTTGTTTCTTTTCACCGGTTCTTAAATAAGTTGCCAATTCTCTGGCTAATCTCGGTGCAAATTCACATAAGTAATAATCTCCGCCTCTTTTATAAGTATAAGTAGTTTCATTAGAAAAGCCTGTCATGCCTACGAATAAATCATCTGCATTAGTTTGATTTTCCGGTGGTTTTGGAAAAGCTGGAAATTGATAACCAACTGAGGTATAAAATGGATATTGATGCGATTTAATAACTTCACACATATCTTCTATCGTATCGCATTCGTGTAAATGAAATAAAATAGTGTTATGATAACCAGAAGGTTTAGTTGCATAATTAATACCTGAACCTGTAACTCTATGCAAGATAAAAAGATAAAGCCATTCTTCAAGACCAAAAACTTGTTGTTTTCCTGTCCAGTTTTTAGCTACTTCTACTCTTTGCGAAGTGTGAATTCCGGCATTCATTTTATCCCAATATGGATGTTCTGGAGTCCAACCGTAAAAAATATCGTTTACGATTTGAGAAAACCCAGCATATTTTCTTTCTACAACATCATATAATTCTATGTGTTCCATTAAAGAATCGCCCATATTACTTTCCATATAACCAACAGTTCCTAAATTACAAAGATCTTGCTGTTTTTTGGCAAGATCAAAGTATCTTATAAACTCATCGTAGTATTTGGTAGTTTGAATTTTCATTATGAACTATGATTTTCAAAAATGTCGTAATAATCACCTTCAGCTTTTACACCAACAAGACGTTCTAATTCTGTGTTTGATTCATCTACTAAAATAACAGTAGGCACACTTCTAATTCCAAATTGAGCTGACAACTCTTCGTTCTCATCTACATTGATTTTTTCAACTTCGTATTTTTGGGCCACTTTTTCCATAATTGGTCCTAACATTCTACAAGGTCCACACCAAGGTGCAGAAAAATATAAGTATTTCATAAATATTGGTTTTAGTCCTAAAACAAGGACATTGTTTTCTTTTCTAATCTTTTGTTTGGGCAATTCGCTGTCATGTCCCATCTGTAAAATTCTCTAGAGATATGAACTGATTTTGGTTGTTCCATCACATCAAAAGTCAATTCACCTTTATCATTGAAGTAAACATCCGAGTGTTTATAAACTTTCCAATTGTTTCTTTTGCACATCTCATCAATGTAGTTATTGATTTCTTTCGACAATTGAGTACGCTCTAACCAAGAACCAAAAAATGGTGTGTCTTTATAATAGCCTGTTTTTGGTAAAACTCTTGATTCATTTTCTATAGGTAAAACATGAATCAACTCAATATTGCTAATGCCATTTTCTTGTAATGCTTTAAGTTGTTGTTCATAATTTTTCATCATGATTTCAACTGCATTTTTAGGATTAGCTTGTCTCATTAAGTGATGCCTAACATCAATATTACCCATATAACATGTTAATGTTTTGATCCATGGATAAATGTAAGATTCTAATCCTCTTTTAAGAGCACCGTGCATTGTTAATCCATCATGTCTTTGGCACATATAACCTGCTTGATACATTCCAAAAGAGTGAGAATCACCAAAACAAAGCTTGTCTGTTTTTTCAATGTGATCAATCTTAGGAATATCATTAGCACAAATTGATTTGATTAACTCAATGTCTTGTTCTAAAGTTTTAAATAGATCTGTGCCTGTTTTTAATCGTTGTTCAATCAAAGCGCCAATGCAAGGCATATCATGATGCAAGCTATACATCTTAACATTGCTTTTAATACGAATTATTTGATTGTATAAATCATCATTAGCTCCTCCAAAAATATTAAAGTTGCCTTTAAATTCCATACCATGATCTATCAAAATAATATCGTAATTATTCCAATCAGTTTCGTTTGAAGTAATAACATCAACATCTTTAAAACCTGCATTTGTTAATTGATTTGCAAGCATAAAACACCACGCTGATTTATGTGAACTGATCTTAGGACTTAATTTACCTACTAATGCTGAAATACCTATTTTAGCATTTTTGTCAGTAACATAGTCTGTAAAATAACTAAAGTCTTGATTATTCATTAGTAACTGGTTTTTCAGTGTCTTTATAACCGAATTTTTCAACATAATTATCAAGAGCGCCTAAGTAAGCGACTGCGTCTAATAAATTATCTTGTTTGTAGTTGTATGAGTGACGACTTAATTTTAATGCAACTAACGCAGCATACATGTCACTTCCTGTAAAATCTTTACCAGTCATACCACTGGCAATTTGTGCGGCTCTGCGCATACCTTCTTCAAATGGACCATATTGACGTTCTTTTTCTTCAGAACGTTCATTTATAATCTTGTTGGCTTGGTCTAGTATATTCATAGATTACGTATTTAGATATTATATTTATATAAATTAATTTGTTTCAGCTTTTGGCCAGCCACCGAGCGGCATGATTTTACCATTGTCAATTGGACCATTTTCATTAACCCAATCTTCTTTGCCCGATGCAACTCCCATAACTTTGATAAATCCACAGGTAAATGCTTTGACTTTATCAATAGCCATTTGAGCATCTTCTGCCATCACACAAGCTACGAAATCAGATTTATTGCTCCAATTTGGAATTAATAAGTTTTCATCTTTATAATGCAGGTAATATATTGTATATGGTTTCATTATCTTTTAATAATTTTAATTTGACAATCGCCGTAACATTTTGCCCAACCGCCTGGTCTATTGGATCTAAACTTATTTTTATTTAAAAGATTATCTTCTTCTCTAGTAATCCAACAAACTCCGCTATAATTAGTCAGCTCTAATTCAACTTCGGCTTGAGATTTACATTTAACTAATGTTTGATAAAATTCGTTTAGTGGAGTAGTATGTTCCCAAACTATAGAAGCTTTTGCTGCATTTTTATCAAACACATATCTACTCGTCCACATTAAATCAAATGGATTTATATTATGCTTAAGACCCAACTGATAAACAGATTCTGAAATCATTTTAACAGGTTGATCACTCCATTTTTTTAAGCAATCCTTTAAGGCTTCTTTAAGTTTCTTTTTAGAATAATCTTCTGTTGCTTTATTATAACATTCTACAGCTGACCATATCAAAGGCGCAAAATCTTTATCTTGTGCAGTCATATCTTATTTGTTTTTAATTATACAGTAAATATACAAAAAAAATCTCAAATATAAAAATATTTTAGCAACTTTTTTAATAAATAGTTTGTCGAATAACCGACTTAAATAAACTACTGATAACCAATGGCTAAAGCTTCTTCTCCGAATGGTGGCGCTTTTCAAAAGACTAAAAAATCTGGTAAAGCTTCAAAAAAAGAATCTAACAACAAGCACTCTAAAAACTACAAGAAAAAGTATAGAGGACAAGGTCGTTAAATGAAAAAGTCTAACCGCAGGTTAGACTTTTTTTAGTATTTAAATAAGTGATTAATAATTTTGATATTTTCTGTAATTCGTCTGCATTAAAATTAGAACTAACAACTGATGCTAATATAAATTGATCTATCATTCTTTTACATGTTAAAAAATGATCTAATGACGTTGATGTATCTACACATTTAATTATTTTATCAATGGCAGCGTATGACCAATTTTCATAGTCCTCTATTCTAAATATTTTAAATATGTTCATACTTACATAAAATTAAAAAAGCTCAGTTTTTATACTGAGCTTTTTTAATTTGTTTATTATAGATTTCCATACTTTTCAAAGATAAAAGCTTCGAATGATTTTGCTAGTTTTTTCTCGCGTTTCTTTTTCTTCTTCTTTTCCTTTTCGTATTCGTCATCGGCATCGCCTCTGCCTGCTGGTTTATCGCCTGAACCAACAGCACCAGTACCTAAATCTGGTAAAGCTATTTTGCCCATGCCCATACCTGGCATTCCAACTGATTGTGGTCCACCTGAGCCAGTTGCAAAACTCATAGATTCGTTAGAATCTGAGTCTACTTCGTCTGGCAAACCTTCATGTGGTGTAGTAGCATAATCTTTAAGTTGTTCAATGCTCATTGAATTAACAAGCTCTTTAACTTTGTCTTTATACTCTGCACCAACTTGCGCGATGTCCATGTAACCTTGCTTAACTGAATAAGCTAGTCCCATTAATCTTTGTTGTGCTTTTGATTTTGCTGGCATGTTTTTGTTTTATTTTAATTACCAGATATAAGAGAATGATTCTATTTTATCAAGTCTGTCTTTAAGTTCTTTGGCTTTTTGTTCAACCTCTCTTTTGTACCAAGATTCCGCTTCTCCGTATTTTGCAACTGAATCTTCTTGTTGAGCAACAACTCGAACATATCCAGAATAATCATCTAAAATACGTTGCATGTGATTTGCAACATCTGATAATTTAGCTTCAGCGCCTTTTGCATTCGTACCAACAATAATTTCACCGTAACGTCCTTTGGTTTGTTTAGTTAAACCGTCTTTGATTTGGTTAGACATAGTTTCAATTGCTTTTGCAACTAAGCTATCCATTGGCATTTGTGTTGCTTTTTTAGCAATGATTTGGTTGTATCTTGCCATGTTTTCGGCTTTAAAATCTTTATCTGATTTAAATGCAATTGCACCTTTTTTAGCTGCTGCTCTTTCAGCTCTTTCAGCTTCGGCAGAATATTTCTGTCTTAATAAAGCAATATTAATTACAATTGCTCTATCAGCTACTTCTGAAATTCTTTTTACATTGTAAAGACCCGTTGCATCCCAGCCGCTGTATTTTTTATTAATACCGATTGAATCGCTTGGATTATTATCCACTTGTTTCAACGTTCTGTTTTTTGCATTTCTGTCCCATCTTCCACCGGTCCAAGCATTGTCATAAAACTTATTATCACCCGAAGCAACTGCTAATAAATAGCCTTCACCTGGAATTGTTTTGCTTGTGTAATATGCATCTGATGGCGCATATGGATTTGACTTTTCTGTATCAGAAATATAAAAAATGATCGAATCGTTTTGTTTGTTTTTATAAGCTAATGCAGGAGACGTAGTTAAAAGATCTTCGTCTTCGATTTGATCTAATTTTAATTTAGTAGCACCATAAAATGCTTTTGCTAAAGGAGCATCAAATGTACCTTGTCTTGTAAATAGACCTGCTAACATCGATGATTTGAATGATTCCGTTACTAATTCAAATGATTCATTTATAGAATCAACGAATTCAGAAAATGATTCGTAGATGAATTTGTTTTCCATGTTATTATTTTCGTTTGTTTTTAATTTATAATCATTTTGATAAAGAGTAGCTGCTATTCTTTGACCTGTTTTTGTCAAACCAACTTTATCTTCTTGGATATTAAAGAATGTTGAATTTCTTCTTAACCATCTTTTAGAATCCTCAGTTAAGCCTGAAACTAAAGTATCGAATTCTTCTTTGGTTAATTCGCCGTCTTTTAAAGCTTCGATGATTTTATTTCTAATAGCTGCGTGTTTTCCGGCTGTTTTAGCTGGATAATTTTCAGTATATTGTCTTTTTAAAGTGATTTTAGATTCATTAACTTCAAATGTTTCAAAGGCTTTATCCTTTTTAGGAGCTGGTAAAATATCACCAACCTTTGGTAATTTATCATATTGTTTTAACCAATCTTGGTCTAACATCATACCAAACATAATATGAAATCTTTTATCTTCAACTTTCGATACGTCTGGAAAACTTGAATGAATAACTTTATCAACACTAATAACATAGATTTCATTAGCCTTTTTATCAATGGCGTAAGTTACTAAAGTTTTATCGAAATCTTTTGAACCGAACACTGCTTCAAAAACTTCAGATTCATTAGCTTTAATCATATCATCTGTAATATCTCCTGATTTAACGGCGTTTTCAATAGCTTTAAAAAGTTTATTTTTATAATCGGCCGGTGCATTTTTAATTTGATCAGGCGTTACTTTGTGATTTCCATATTTTGGGTGTTTAACGCTATTTAATGATGTGCCAGTAAACCAAGATGCAAAAGCATTTGAATACGATTCACTCTCACTAATTTCTTCAGATTCTTTAATAGGTTTCTTTAAACCTTTAATAAAGTCTTCAACTGAAGAATCCATTTTACCATAAATTTCATTTGGAGTTACTGCATGATTTACAACAGAACCATCATCATAAATATTATATGAACCGCCATCGTATTCTTCTCCATCATAATCTAAATCAAATGAATCTTCTTCTAATGTTTTCAAATTAACTGTCACTTTTGCGCCTTCTGCTTTTGACATTGCTTTAGCTAAAGTTTCTGCAACTTTTTTAGTTTGAGCCTTTGTTAAACTAGCTGGAGCTCCAAAATTAGAAGCTTCATCCAATTCTTCAGATTCGTTAACTGCTTTTTTAGCAGCGGCAATAATCTTTGATTTGTTATTTTTACCAAAATACCAGTACATTCCTGCTACAACGCTATCTTCAGATTCACCTGCAATGATAGCATCAGCTGCTTGTCTACCTGCTTTGCTATTTAATAAAGCGACTGCTTCGGTATCTTTAAGACCAAATTCTTTCATTAAGTCTTTTACGGCTGCATCAAATATTTCATCAGCTATCTTTTCATTATGGTTATCTTCCATGGAACCATAGAAGCCATACGCTGTATTGATGTCATCTTTGGTATATTTTTCATTAAGGAACTTGTTAAAATTCATAACTTTTATTATTTTTCTTTATCTATATATTAATATATTATTTCATTTTAAATCCTAGTTTGCCATTGTCTGGACTATACACGGATTGATTTGGCGCTTCAAACGTGAATTTAACGCCTTCTGTTGAAAATGATTTAAGATGTAACATCATCTCTTGTTTTTTAGGGGCAAAATCCAAATACAATTGTTTTACTTCTAATTTAGATAGTAATTCTGTTAAGGATGCTTGATATGTACCATTGCTATTTAAATAATCTGTAACATGGTAGCTCATAGGTCCTATGATTGCTCCATATAATTTAGTGCTCTTGATTTTATTCCACTCTACCGATTTACCCTGTGGGTATCTTCCAATAGTGCTATAAAAACCATCAAATACTTGCATAAATGAATCTGGATCTTTAGCTAAAATATCTGTAATGAATTTATTTAAACTTTCAGTGGTTACATTCTTTTCTTTAGTTATTTCAACTAATTTTTGGTAACCTGGTAAATTAAGTAATTGTGAAATAGCTAAATATCCAGCAGATACTTTATTACTTTCAACTGTATTAAAAATCTGCCAAAGTTCTCTTTGAGCTTGTGTTGTTAATTGATCTGAATCTACGTTTTTAATAATTCCAGTCAAAGTCGGTGCAGCACCTGATTTATATTTTGAAGATACTCCGTAACCATCTATGTAAAAATCTACTAACGGATTATTTCCTGTTGGAAATTCAACTCCTTTTTCATATCCACATGCATTCATCATGTAAATAGCTCCAAGAATTTCACCAAAATCTTTACCAACTGTATTTAAATCAGATGGATCGAATTTAGCAACAAATCCTGCAGTATTAGGTGAGTATTTAATAGTTTCTTCAAATGAATCAACATGACCTGCAGATTCAAAATTATGCTTTGAAGAATGTCCAGCAACATCATCAACCATAGAAGTTAATAAACCTACAATAACTTCTTGATCTGAAAATTTAGATCTTACTGCTTTTTTTGTAAATTCAACTAGCTGTCCTTTGTTTAAGTACGTCGGTGGTAATCCTAGTCCAGTCGGTGTTAAAATTTTAGAAGTAAATGAACCGCTTGGAACATCATCGTTTACTATATGAAACTGTAAACCCATTGGATAATCAATTCCTTTAATAGTAACAGCATCTTCTAATTTAACAATATACGTGTAATATGTACCTGAATATGCGCCTGCTTTATAATCTTTTGGTGAGATTGCATCAATAGAATAATTGTTTAATTCTTTTTTAAGAATTGAATTGATATTGTCAAGTGAATCATTAACTGATTTTCCCAACATATATCTTAAATGTTTAGGTCTTCTACCTGATTCTATTTTACCATCGTGCCCGTTTTTATCAAAAATAAGTCTTAGATAATTAATCAAGCTACTTTCATCACCTGATTTTGATTCATTTAAAGAATCGAATTGTTTATTTAATTCGGCCTGAAATCTAGCTCTAATGTCCCCTGGTGTAATTGCCATTATTTATTATTTAAAAATTGTTCAAAGGTTAATATGTCTGTACTTGCTTCTGTTTCAATAGCTTCTGAAATTTTCAATGAAGTTTCTAACTTTTGTTTAAGTTCATTGAATAATGGCCCCAACGCTTTAGGTGTCATTTTATCAAAAGTCTTTTTATCATTAGCTAATAATGCTTCTCTAACTTTAGTTGCTGAAATGTCGTCGTCGTCTCTTTTGATTTCAAATAAACCAAATTCTGGTAAAACACCAAGTTCATCTCTATATTTGTCATTGTTTACTTGATAACCATATGTTTTGAAACGATCTGTTCCTGTTCCCCATAAAACTGGTTCATATTTAGGTCTCATTTCGTTAAACATCACATCAATACCTGCAGTTGGAATTACAAATATCTCTTTCAAGAAAGGATATTGTTTTTGAACTTGCATAAACATTTCGATTTGAGTTTCAGTGTCAAATGGTCTTTTAGCAGCATCGTCCTTTTGTGCTTTGGCTGCTTTAACCAAAAATACTACGACTGGATAACCATTTTGTTTGTGAATTGTTTCTAAAACTTTAGCGTGACCAAGAGTAAATGGTTGGAATCTACCAACAAACATGTTTACTTTTTCTTTACCTTGTTCTGAATGATTAATTTTTAATGCTTCATTCATGTTAGTTTTACTAGCTGAAATCTTGTTATGCATTAAAAAATTACTGAAGTTGTGAATTGCATTTTCGTCTGCATTTTCTACAAATACCTTTTGTTCAATTACATCAATGATCTGATTTAACTGTTCTAAAATATTTGAATTTAATAATGCAGATTCTTTTATTTTCTTTTTAGAAAAAGAGCTTAGCATGATTTTATAAAGTTCAGCTAACACTGGATTTTCTAAGTATTCTAATGTCTTTTCATTATCAATATACTTGGTATTGATGTTAAACAAGGCTGACTTAGAAAAATCAGCTGCTCCAAAATCAACGCCAACATATTTAGTAGCATTTTCTTTAACATATGAATTGTACATTGCTGAAATTAATTCAATATATCTTTTATCAGAAGCTGTTTCTAAAAGCTCAATACTGTCTAAATCTACTGTTGAAAAGAATTCTAACAAATCAACCATTGTAATTTGATACATGTGACTTGCTTCTCTATTAGAAGTGTCAGCCTCATTAGCCGTTTTAAATTCTTCTAATTTAAAACTTTTAATTTGTGTTGAATCCACAAAAGAAACTATTAAACCGTCAATCGGCTTAACTAGATCTTCATTTAAAACTGTTTTATAAGCACCCGGATTAAATAATTTGTAAATGTGGTTGGTGAACGCTTCATTTCCAAATCTTTTAGCGTATGCTTCGTTTGACATTGAAAGCAATGTCACTAAATTTCTCTTTTGATCCTCATTTAAAGTACCATCAAAAACAATAGATGGTCCTTGTACTTGTAGTTTTTGTGCCCATTCCTTTAGAATTTTAGGATCTGTTAAAACTTTTTTAGCTTTACCATTAGTACCTAAAACTTGAATGTGCGTTAATATCATGAAATTGAAAGGCGTTGAATCATATTCAATAGAAGCCATATTGGTTTCTGGTAAATATTCAAATCCAAACTTCCAATCGCTTGGCATTTGATTCTTTTCGTTTAATGTTAAACTTTGAAAGTGTTTAATGGCATTCTCATATACTGATGTTAACGTTCGATCTATAATATTCATAGCTTCGTTATTTCCAGATTTGAAATACTCAAAACCTTCCATTGCTCTTCTAACATGAAATGAAGCTCCTGCAATCTTTTCAGTTACAACAACTCTCATCTTTAACATATCGTTAAACTCGTTGGGATTTGTACCTTGGTAAAAATCTCTTAATTTTTGTAATGCCATTTCTTTTATTTTTGTTTTACAAATATAATAAATTTATTTGATATATGAAAATATTTGTAGATTTATTTTATTTATCTTCCGTATTTTATAATACCCATAAGCTGATTGATGGCAGCAAATGTTCCAGTAAGCTTAAATAATTTACCTTTATATTGAAAAACTAAACCTTCTGAAGGTACAATAGATTCAATACCACCAATAGAATCTAACCTAGCTAATTCCTTTTCTACTTTAGCCAATTGGGTTAAATCACCGTTTTGTTTGATTTTATCAGCTTCTGTTTTAATTTGTGTATGTAGCCTTTGCATTTCTTGCGCTGGATTAGCAACTAAAAGATTAGAAACATTCTTTAAAACAACTGAACCTAATTCTAAGAATAAGTTTTCAAATGGTAAAATGTTTTCTTTAAACTTTTTAACTGAATCTTCTTTGTCGAATTTTTGAAAAGCTTTGTATTCAGCTGGATCCATTTTCTTTGCAAGATCTCTAATATTTAAAGTTTTCTTGTCATTAAAAGCCCATCTTTGTACTAAACCTGCTTTATCGATCTCGTCTAATTTAGAAAAATCTTTATCAATAAGTTCTTTCCACCACATTTCGTGATATTTAGAAACTGGTTCTGTATCTTGTAAATTATATCTCTTTTGTAAAACTTGTACTTTATTTAAGAAATAGCCTTTCTTTTCTTCAAAATCAATTGATTTTCCTATTTGTAATTCTTGGGGTGGAATTATTTCAAATGTTTTTTGTATGTGTGTATTAACTGCTTTTAAAGCATTTGCTATTTTACCAGCTAATTTAGAATCTGAACCTGTTTGGTTACCTTCTCCATCAGTATGAACCATTCCGTGAAATTGAATAACGTCTTTACCATAAGCAATTACGTTTGAGTTTCCAGAATAAATTAATTCCATATTCATAAATGAAGTACCTTCGTTAAAATCTTCTTGATCCTTCTTAGATAATGATTGTAACGCACTGGCTAAATCTTGCGCTGCGAACGTAAATGTATCTCTAACGCCGTCAGACGGATGGTCCTGAAACATCTGTGTGATTCCGCTAAGGTCTAATGGTTGTTTCATCTGCCCTTTATTTCTAGCAAACATAGCTTGACCATTTTTAACTGTAACAAATATGTTTTGTCCATCTGTTTTTTCAGTTGGAGCTGCTTCGAAATCTAAACGACCTTCTAATGCACCGTCAATAATATGTTTGATTTCACCGAATGTAAGAGTTTCATCATCAAATGGATGCATCATGTGTCCTGCTGCTCCACCTTCTAAGATAATGTCTGGATATTGTTGGTTCCATTTTTCAATAAGGAACTCTGTATAATTTAAAAGTGCTTTCATATTAAAAGAAAAGTAAAAGACCCAAATCGATTGGGTCTTTTTAATTTTAGATATTTTAGTTTAAAGATTCTCTTCGATATAATCTGCTAAATCTTCATCATCCCATCCATATTCACCATCTGCTAAAACTACTTTAAGATCTTTAACATCTCCTGTTAATCTAACTTCAGGATAACCAGACGGTCCCTTTTTGTTAATTACTTCCATAGAAACATTGTGTTTCTTTAATAATTTGCCTAAGTTTTTATCCTTAGGATCTACTGCGTCTACTTCAACTGTAGCTTCGTTAGTAACTGATTCTCCTAAAGAACTTGTTAACATTCCGATAGCTGCGCCGTAATCTCCGTCAACTTTACCAAGAATTCCTTTGATTACATCATCTGCTTTAGCTTCATCAAAATCATCTTTGAATGCATCTTTTAAAACTGTCATTGCATATTCTTTAAATTGATCATCTGACTTGATGTCTTCTTCATTGAATTCTACAGCTTCTTGAATTTTTTAGCAGCTAATTTATCATCTTTCTTTGAAACGTTGTCTGTATAAGAACCATCTCCCCAAAATGCTACAATAGCATTAGTATCTGCTGTTGAATGAAATCCTGAACCGGCATTAAAAACGTCTACGAATTGTAAACTTTTTTTATTTTTGATTAAGTCTTTTGCAAAATCAATAGCTTGTTTTTCATTACCGAATTTCTTCATTGCTCTAACACCATCAGAATAATGAACTTCAAAACCTTCATCGACTGAAT